TGGTAATCCCCACGTACAATGTACAAACTTTGGGGGTTGCTGATGCTTCTGTCTATCCGACAAACCCCCCTGTTGTTTCTGGAGCAACCATTGAAATCAATGTTCCTGGTTTTGGAGTGATTGTTAGACCATTTAGTGTTAATGACTTTAACATATTCACTACATCAAACTTAGGACTAAGCCCTGTAGGAGTGGATCAACCACTACCTGATGGGGTTTATCATTTGAAATACTCTGTAGCCCCTGCGTATATCAACTTCGTAGAGAAGTCCATTATGCGTGTAGAAAAGCTACAGGAGAAGTTTGACAATGCATTTATGAAGCTTGACATGATGGAATGTGATAGGTCAATCAAAACACAAGCAAAGGTGGACCTCACCTCTATCTATTTCTTTATACAGGGTTCTATAGCAGCAGCTAATAACTGTGCTACAAATGAGGCTATGAAACTGTATAACCAAGCAGACATGATGCTGAACAACTTCCTCAAAAACAACTGTGGATGTTCTGGAAATAACTACGTAATAAACTTCTATTAACATGGCAAGCTGTCGTAACTGTGGAGCTAAATTTGGCTGCGGATGTCAACTAATAAATGGACTCTGCGCAGCCTGTAATGCAGCCACTCAACAAAGCAAAAACTTTATAAGAAATGTTATCGCCAAGGCTCACAAATTGTCCAGAATGTGCTAACATTCCATCACTTATTGCTGAAATAGATTGTAAACTTTCTGATCTTGCAAGCAATTTGTACAATAATGTTGTATACATTCTAAACCAACCTATACCTGGTGGGGCGATGTTAGATCTCATCACTTATAGGAGAATACTTGTTTACAAACTTTGTAATCCAAATTATGCCCCTGCATTCACAGTAAACATGATTGCAAGCAGAGTTAAAATTCTAAAATCTAAATAAATGTCTTGTTCTAATTGCTTTAACGGATGCGCAGAGATTGTTTCTGATCAATGCGTTCGATATACAGGTATTGATGTTCCTGTTCTGGGAATCAAAACAGGTGATTCTCTTTCATATGTTGAACAGGCATTGATTGAGTTTCTCACCTCTACACTCAACGGTGAGGGTATTAAGCTAAATATCAACCCACAAATTATTTGTGAGATTGTTAGTAAAAACCTAGTGGCCTGTGAAGACCTCACTCTTCCTAATGTTATTAGTGCTATTATCAAAGCTGTATGTGAGCTAGACGTAAGACTTACTGCTCTGGAGGATGACTTTGCTGCACTTGAAGGACCCTACACTATAGGCTGTCTTACAGGTGTAACATCAAGCTCTGGAACACACGCAATCCTACAGGCTGTAATTACAAAGCTTTGTGCACATATTGTTGACTTCAATGCCTTTGTATTAGATGTTCAAACCAACTATGTAAAGAAGTCAGAGCTCTGTGCTTTGGTAGCAGCTTGTACACCAGCTCCTTCACCCACTGCCTATAAGGATAGAATGATTCCTTATACAGTGGTAGAATACTATGGCTCACTGGCTAATTTTGACCTAACTGGTGCTGGAATTCCTGCTAATGGGTTTGATAAAATCTACCTATGTAATGGTAATAACGGTACCCCTGATAAACGTGGACGTATACCTGTAGGAGCTATTCAATCAGTTCCTGGAGGACCTCTTAACCCTGTGGTAGATCCTACGGTTGCTGGTAATCCTAACTATGCTCTTAACACTACATCAGGAGCTAACACTGTAACACTTGCCCCTTCACAGATTCCTGCTCATACACACGCTGCGTCTGTAACAACCACTGTAACTGATCCTGGACACCTACACAGTATTGCTTATAAATCTGGACAAGCTGACCAGAATGAATCTGGTGCTTATGGTGACTTAATGGATCAGAGCGGAACAAAAAGTTCTTCTGCTGTTACAAACACAGCTACAACAGGAATTACTGTGACAACTGCTGTTACAAATGCTTCTACAGGAGGTGGTCAATCTCACAATAACATTCCTCCAGTTCTTGCTTGTTATTATATTATGTACATTCCTTAAACTCATCCTATAATGTATTACGTTCCTCAAACCCCTTGTTGCACACCTCAATCAATAAACACTCCTTGTGGTGGAGATCCTTGCTCAGCACAACCTATTGGTAGTCAATCTGTTGTGTACAGCGGACCCAATCTTCCCTGCACAGGAATTCAAACATGTAACAATCTATCTGTTTCTCTTCAAAAGGTGGATGAGAAGATTTGTGACTTACAAGATCAGATTGATGCTTTGGTAAATGCACTAAACGTTTGTTGCACAACTACCACTACAACTTCTACATCTACAAGCTCAACAACTACCACTACAACTACAATAGCATGTCCTTCTTGCGAGTTCTATTCTGTAAGCAATGAAACAATCACACCTGCAACTATCAATTACTATGCTTGTGGTGGTGTTTATACAAATGCTGTAGTGGGTGCGTTTGGTACTATTTATATCTGTGCTTGCACAGGTAGCGTGGTGGTACCCCCTGTTCCTGGTGTAACACTTACAAATCTTGGTGACTGTCCCACAACAACAACCACCACAACCACTATTCTTCCCCCTACAACCACAACAACAACAACGTTAATTTAAGAAACTAACTTGTGACTGTAACAATAACATTAACAACAGCTGGAACTGATACAGGCCCATTCAATCTCTATTCGGATGTTGATGGGTTTGTATCAGCTTTTGAAACAGGTGTTTCTAAGGCAGCTCTTCTGGCTGGGTACACTAGTATATTGGTTCCTAATGGCACCACTATTATTAGGGTGATGTCTGCTAATCCTCTGTGTACCAACTTTATAGATATCATAATTGGAGCCCCATGTACTACTACCACCACTACGTCTAGTAGTACCACTACAACCACTACTACCGCTGCTCCAGAGGAATGTCTGTGTTATCACATTCTCAACGAAACTGCTGAACCACTAGACTACACTTATGTAGAGTGTGGAAAGGTGACTCCTGATACATACACACTAGAGCCTGGCTTGAATACACAAGTGTGCTCACCTTCCATCCCAACAGGATTCTCTCTTACAATATACCCCTGCACATCAACTACAAACTGTACTAGTAGCGGTGAGTGTGAAGGCTGTTCTTAACAATATCAAAAAGCCCTGTTTGTTGGTTTTCAGGGTTTCTCCTGGGGGTTTCTACCCCTGGGAGTTTTTTGTTTATAACAGAAAATGTTATCATAGATAACAGAAAATGTTTAAATAATTTGGGAAATATCAAAAAGTTTCATACCTTTATGGCAATTTTAACTAAACTGTAATCTAAATGCCTGAAAATCAATCACTTCTGCATCAGCTGGAGCAAATGCTTCACTGGAAGAAGAGCAAGAAGTTCTATGCAGAAAAGCTACAAATCACTGAGAATGAGGTAGATGAGCTGATGAGGGAGTTGAAAGAGTCAACAGATACAAGACAAGAGGCTGAGGTTGGAAACTATATTGGGGAGCTAGAAGATCATGTGGTGAGATTCTTTGAGGATATACAGAAAGGAACAGGTGAGGTGGTGATTAATACTAAGGAAGAGATTAAGAGTTTAGAAGAGCTAATAGAGAAATGCAATATTGATACGGACAAGTGGGAAATAACTAAATACGTCCAAAACTACTGGGGAAATGCTGACCAGCCTCACTACCAAGTGAAAGCTTGGCTAGGTAAGAAGAAAGATGAGCAGGTGTTCCAAGACTCTTTCATATCATTCCTAAGCACTTACAAACCTCTTTCTCCTCAGATAGTAGCTCCCATATATGAGCAATCTAAAAGGTATGCTTGTTTGATTATAAACAAACAAGACTCCCACCTGAACAAACTAGATGTTAACGGAAACAATGATATAGAGGAAAGATTTGGTGACTTTATTCAGAGAGTGGAAATCATCCTTAATCAGGCTGCCATCTCTAACAATATTACAGACATCAAGTATATCATTGGATCAGACGAGTTTAATAGCGAGTTTACAAACACAACTACAAAAGGAACCCCCCAGCAAAACATCCTCTCTTATCACGATTCTTTCCAAGCAATATGTGATCACGAGGTGAGTGTGATAAATCTTCTGCTTCAAAAGAGCAAAAAGGTGGAAGTGGTATTTGTAGCTGGTAATCACGATGAGTTTGTAGGATGGCATTTAGCTAGCTGGTTACAGACTTATTTCAGAAATCACGAGCGTGCTTCATTTGACATCTCTCCAAAGTATAGGAAGTACATTGCTTATGGCTCATCGGCAATGATGTTCAACCACGGAGATGCTCTAAAGCCTGCTAAACTAGCTGGTCTATTTCCCATGGAATATAGAGAAGACTGGTCGTTACATGAAAACTTCTATATATTCACAGGAGATAAACACCACGAAATGAGCTTAGATTTCAATGGTATTAAGTTCTACCAGCTTCCAGCTTTCTCTACAGCTAAGAGTAGTTGGGATGATAAGAATGGTTACACCATTACAAAAGGTGAGGTGACTGGGTTCCTGATAGATAGTAGAGATGGAATGACAAATATATTCAAACAGTACCTATAATGCCCACGTTAAGAAAATTGGTTTCAGATGCTCGCTCTATGCACAAGCTGCTCTCTACAGACAGCTTGATCACAGATAGGGCTATTGCTTCTGAGATTAGAAATAATAGCCTGCTGCTAATCAAGAGGGAAACCAACTTGAGAAAGCTGTGGGCTACCGATACTATATTTACCACCATTCCCTGTCTGGAGATGGTGGAAGTTCCCATTTCTGAATGTTGTGATTATGTTGACCCCTGCTCAGTGGCTAGAAGTAAATTCAAGCTTCCTAGCATTGCAGAGGGTAATTATCAGTATGTCATCCAGGGTGTGTATTCTATAAACGCCCTGAGCGGACAAGGAAAGAAGCTGAAAGAAATAACCATCAATAGATATATCAATCTTCTGAAACTTCCCATCATAAAGAAGGAAGAGTATTATTGGATAACTAACGGTTATCTGTATGTTAGCAACCCCCTAATTAAGGCTATACGTTTTGTAGCTTTATTTGAGCAAGATGTTCCTAACGAAATACTCTATCCCGAATGTGGTTGTGGTACTCCTGAATACACAACAGAACAGTTGTGTATGAATCCGTTAGATAAGGAGTTTGCTCTCCCAGGTTATTTGGAGAAGCAGGTGTTGGAGCTTACATCTCAAAAGCTGTTGTCTACTTATTTCAATCTTAAAACAGATATGACAGCAGAAGGTATTGATGGTCAAGCCCCCAATGCTAAACCAACCAATTAATGCGCACGAAGATAGACTGGAGAAGTGCTAGCAAAGAAAACTACAACAATTTCTGCAAGAAAAACCCCTCAGTAAAACTTACGTTTGAAGAGTGGAGAAACATCATTTATTCCTATACGGAAGCTTTTAGAGACTACATCCTGGAAACAGGAGAAAAGGCTAAGCTTCCTTTTGGGTTTGGTGAGTTCTCCATAAACAAAAAGAAGCGTAGGAAGATGAAGGGGGTGGATGGTAAAGAGTTTGTCAACCTACCTATAGACTGGAAAAAGACTAAAGAGAAGGGCAAACGCATCTACAATTTTAACTTTCATACAGAAGGCTATTTCTTTGGGTGGGTTTGGTTTAAGGATACAGCTAGATTAAGACAAACTGATCTCTGGTATTTCAAACCATCCAGAACCACTTCCAGAATGCTATCACACTATCTAAAAACTGATAACAACTATCAAAATATTTATAGGGAGTGGAAAAAATAAACTATGTCCTACTATTACAAATACAACTTTATTTCCCCTGACATCATCTATTCCACTGTAAAGGAAGAGTTTAAAAGCTACTTCGATACAGGGGCTGTAGATGATTTGATGTTCCCCACCTACCTGGACAAATGTCTTAGGAAGTTGGGTAGAGCAACATATGTAATTCAGGAGGAGGTGTTAAATATCTGTGACTACGAAGCTAGGCTTCCAGACAACTTTTATGCTGTCCGTGAGGCCTGGATGTGTACAGCTGTAAACGGTTTCCCTTATCAACAGGCTAACTCATTCTACTCACAGGCTGCCACATCTACCACCATCCAGGTGAGTCCTATTGTCACAGACTGCTCTATTCCCAGTCCTTGTTGCGGTAATGTAGGATGTGACGGATCTTGTATGCCTGAGATTATTCAGACAGTATATAAGACAAACAACCAAGCCCCTGTGCTATATCGTAGGGAATATCTACTCAAGCCTGGTAACATCTCAGCACAAAAGAACTGTGGTGTGGAATACACAAACAACTGGGAATTCTACCAAGAGGCACCCCCTCTTCGTGAGTTCACCCCTGGTTCTGCTGGATATGATTCATTTGATATTAGGGACAATAAATTTGTCACCAACTTCCGTAATGGTATTGTCCACCTGATTTTCTATGCTACAGAATATGATGCTGCAGGTAATCAGTTGATTCCCAACAACTTCCGTATCAGGGAATATATTGAGGCTTTCATCAAATACAAGATGATAGAAACTCTTACCAATCAGACTAATGATGAAACATATAATCAGTTGGAAAGGAAGATGATGAATTATAAACAACAAGCTGAAGAGGCATTCATCATGGCTGATATTGAGATTAAGAAGCAAGATCCTTGGGCTAAGCAACGTAGGATAAAGAATGACCTTAACAGATTTAATATGTATGAACTCCCCAACCGTGTTGGTGGATGGTATGGCTGGCGTAGAAACAATTAATATCCATGGCTGAAAAAGAACAAGAACAAGAACAAGGCAACATTAGGCAAGAGTTTAACGCTGCTTCCACTGGTCTTAACATGGATAGATCTGTTACACAGATTCCCAAAGGCCAGCTAACGTATGCGTTGAATGCTTCTGTTGAGAACTTTGACTCAAATTCTGTAAACTACCAGAATGAGCCAGGGAATGAATTTTGCCTTGACTTTCCTGAAGGTTATGTTCTTATTGGTGAACACTTTATACAGGAAAGAAATAAACATGTGTTCTTTCTAACCAATCCAGAAACTGGTGGTTCTGAGATAGGGTATATGGATAACAATGATTGTATCTATCGTAAATACATCAATGCCCCCTGTCTTAATTTTAACATTAACAATCCCATCCATAAAGCTGTCCACAGAACCACCGAGTGCACAACAGAGGTGTATTGGACAGATGGTCTCAATCCCCGCAGATATATTGATCTCAACCCAGAAAATCTACCCTATGTTCTCATAGGGGGCACCCCTGCGTGCGATCCTGTATACAGTGATCAGATAGATTGTAATGGACTAAATGTCCAGCCCAACTTTACTGTTCCTCAGCTTGAGGTAACAAGAATTACTACAGGAGGCGAGTTGATAGCAGGAACCTATCAGTTTGCAATTCAATATTGTGATGCAAATAGCAATCCTTTCACTTCCTATTATTCTGTTACCAATCCCACCCCTGTTGCTGACCCAAGCATCACTACACCTGACTTTAATTATCCAGTGGGTAAGTCTATTGAACTTACTGTCAGTAATCTAGAAACTTCTGGGTTATATCAGCATTTCAACTTAGCTGTTATCAAAACCGTGAATGGAATCACCTCTGTTGAGTTGATTGGTACCTATTTTATCGATGGTTCTTCTCAGGTGATTACCTATACAGGGCAAATTAAAACAGACATTCGCCTTACAGTGAATGACATCTTTGAGAAGTTTCCTTATTATGAGGTGGCTCAAGATATTACAGCTGTACGTGACATACTGGTTTGGGATCAACTTACATCCATTGAGAGAATCAATTATCAACAGATAGCTAGTGGTATTACATTACAATGGGAGACCTACCGTATTCCAAGTACAGAAACATATGCTAATGAGTTCAATGCCACTAACCTCAGAGGATATCTGAGGGATGAGGTGTATGCCTTTGAGATAGTGTTTTTGCTTAAGAACGGTAAACAAACAGATGGGTTTCACATTCCTGGTAGAATAGCTAATGGTAATGATTTGGTCCCTGTTCCTGTCACTAACGATGACTTTATAGGTGATCCAGATCCTATTACAGGAACTAGTCCTTATTGGAAGATATATAACACAGCTACATTTACAGGATTCTCTCCTGGATATTCTACAGCAACAGACTATAAAGGACCATATCAGTATGGTGAATTTGCATATTGGGAGTCTACAGAAGAATACCCTTGTAATGAAGATGTGTGGGGTGACCTAGCTGGCAAAAGGATTAGACACCATAAGTTCCCAGATGCACTAGTGAGTCCCATATTTGAGTCTGCTCTATTTACAGGGCAAGATACAATGGTGATACAGAGGGATGCCATCTTTCCAATGGGTGTCAAAATAGATGTACAACAGGTACAAACTCTCATCGAAAGTTCTAATCTTACAGATGCCCAGAAAAGTGAGATAGCTGGCTTTAAGATTATTCGTGGTGATAGAAGCACCAATAAATCCATCGTAGCTAAGGGTATACTTAGAAATATGGGTAAGTATAACCGCGAAGGTACAGAATACTACTTCCCCAACTATCCTTACAACGATTTAAGAAAGGACCCGTTCTTGTTAGAGAAAAGCAATGCTTATACAGTTCCAGTTGCTAAAACAAGTACATCTTCTCTTTGTAGAAACTTTGATATTTATGCTACAGGTGTTGGTACTATTGAATATATAGACTGTTACACTCAACAACCAGCCACAAGACAAATTCTTCCTTCTGAGGTGAACACGGTGATTAAACTGTGTGCCTTGGACTATCCAAAGCCTAAAGTGTTGATTCCTGGCGTGGGTAACTACTCTATTACATCTAACACTTATAATGTATACAAAATTACGTTCACAGGAAGCGTCCAACAAACTCTGGTATTTAATTTTGTAAACCCAGTTCCAGGATGTGCAATAGATGTTTTTAGCGGCCAGATAAATACTCCTTATGTAGGATATAGTAGCTGGGCTGAATACTGTGCACTGAATCCAACAAATGCTTGTTGTGATACTCCTAGCCAGGCCCCTCTTGGTATTGACAACACTAGAGCTTTTTCTGGAAACAACATAACTAGATTTCTTCCATCTATATCTGCACCAGTATTTAATAATACAAACACTAACAATAAAGTAGGATACACTATTGAGTTGGTAGAGTCAGTGGGTCTTGGTCTTTGTGATCCTCCCAACCTAGATGCATTTGATGAAGAGAGTTCTAAATACAGACACGTATTCAACTCTCCTGAAACGTCTTTTGGACAACCCTTCTTAGGCGGTGTTCTGAAGTTGGAGAATGTAATATTTGGTGCTGGTAGATCTCACTTTGTACAGGTGAAGAGCAATGCAATGTATAGGCTCTTAACCCTTGAGGCTCAACAAGATGCACTAAGAAGTGCTGATACAGTGGCTGCTATTACAACAGACTATAACGCAAGCGCTCTGTTTTCTGCATACCAGGTGTATCTAGGCATTTATGTAAACGGTATTACTAGACGTAATTACGGATACTCCTATAATTCAATTGCTAGTTATGACTATAGCACCGATATCTATAACGGGCTAGGAGTTAAACAACGTGAGCTTGAACTTAAGCAATATCTGATTCCTGGTGTACAAGGGGTGGGTGATGATAAAACTGTGAACAACTGGAACAGAGAAAGTTCTGTTTATCTAAAGACAAAAGAAAAATGGACAGGTGGTGTTAGATCTCCTCTACCATTTCCCAATCAAACTCCTCTCATAGGAGGTGCAGTTAATGATAGGTCTAGAATGATTCTTAGTGACGGTGGAGTATATGGAAATCTAGACAATTGCGGTTCTCCTGAAAAAGAAGAATACATAAGTGTAATCTCTTATTACGGATCTCTCAAGAACATATTTGTCAATCAATATGGACAGATATATTCTTATGACACTGTGGATACAGGATTCCAAAAAGACATAACCCCCATCACAGCTCCAGTTTCAGTTACCTTCTTTGGTGGTGATACATTTATTAGCAAGTTCGGATTTAAAACCAAGATACCTTTCTTCTTTGACAATCGTGTGAATGATCCTGATGATAGTGATATATTCTACGATGAGATTGGTAATGTGGCCTATCCAAAGTATTGGCACTCAGCACGTTCTGTTCTTACAAACGGTTCTGTTAATACAGCTGTACTTAGAAACTTCTTCTCTATCAAAGCTAACAATCTTGATTGCCCCAATAGTCAAACTCCTGAGACAAGCGCAGGTAGAACCTACTATGATGGTAAGATGTACCTGTTCTCGTATGGTATTCCCTATTTCTATTGTGAGAGTTCTTACAATGTTGACCTACGTCAAGCTTTCAATAATAGAGAGGGTGACTTCTGGCCACATGTAAGTACAGGTATTCCTGATGATTGGGTGCAAGAAAACTATGTTTCTATTGCTCAGGACAACACCTACTATTATAACGTAACATTCTCTAAGCAGAATAAAGAGAATACATTTACACACCTTCCCTACGATTGGGATAATATATGTTTCACCAACTTCCCTTTCAGAGCTATATACTCTGACAGTCAAGAAGTCACAACATCACCACAGGCTAACAACTGGTTGATCTACAGGGCTATATCATTCTTTGATTTCCCACAGAACTACGGACCATTAGTAAGCCTAGATGGTATACAGAACAAGGCCATACTTGCTAGATTTGAGAACAAGAGTTTGCTTTACAACACGCTCCTCACTATCAATACCAGCAACCCACAGGCTGCTTATGTTGGTAACCCAAGCTTGTTTACAAGTGCTCCTCCAATTGACTTTGCAGAAACTGATCTTGGATATGTGGGCTCTCAGAACAAAATGCTTCTAAAGATCCCTCAAGGACAAATCACTGTAGATGCTAAACGTGGACAGGTATTCCTTATTTCTGGCAACCAGGCGCAAGACTTATCTGCATTTGGCTCAGGAATGAATAGGTTTTTCACA